GGTCTCACAACAACCAACTCCCTGGATGTTACTACCAACACCACGATCGGTGGCACTCTGGGTGTTACGGGTCAGATCACTGGTAATGTCACTGGCAACCTGACTGGTATCGCAGATAGGGCAGATCTGGTCAACATTACAGAGACTGCATCTTCTAATCTTACCTACTACATACCTTTTGTCTCCACTAACACTGGATACACAGAGGTCCGCACAGACTCGACCAACCTTACCTACAACCCCAGCACAAACACACTGCAAGTTAACAACTTCAAGTCAACTACAGACTTTGAAGTGCAGGGTAACTTGAATGTGACGGGAACCATCACATTCTTCCAGTCTCAGGTTGGTAGTATTGCTAACCACGATACAGATGCTCTGGCAGAAGGCGTTAGCAATCTCTACTTCACTGATGAGAGAGTTGATGATCGTGTTGCTGCACTGATCAGTGGCGGCACAGGTATTACCGCTACTTATGATGATGCTGGTAACCTTCTGACTCTGAGTGCTGAGTTTAGTGAGTTTGATACTGACAACATTGTTGAGGGGACCACAAATCTCTTCACTACTGCTGCCCGCACTCAGAGTCACTTCACTTACGGCACTGGTATTCAACTCTCTGCTGGCGATCTGTCGATTGCCTTTAATGAGTTTACCTCCGATAGCATTGTTGAGGGATCTACCAATCTCTTCATCACAGACTCTCGTGTCCGTGGTGCCCTGAGTGCATCTGGTGATTTGTCTTACAATGCTTCCACTGGTGATTTTAGTTTCACTGAGCGCACAGATGCTGAGGTGAATGGACTTGCTGATGCTCGTATTGCACTTCAAGTGGGTGCAAACCTCGATCTGTCTCAGAAGTCCACCACGAATCTCACTGAGGGCACTAACCTCTACTACACACAGGCTCGTGTTGATGCTCGTATCAGTGCTTTCGCTGGCAACTACGCAACCGCTGCTCAGGGTGCATTGGCAGATACTGCTATTCAACCTGCTGACCTTGCTGCTGTTGCTACCTCTGGTGCTTATTCTGACTTGTCTGGTCTGCCGACACTCTTCTCTGGTGCCTATGCAGATCTGACTGGCACTCCCACTCTTGCTGCTGTTGCTACCTCTGGTGCCTACAGCGATCTCAGTGGCACACCCACTCTTGCTGCTGTTGCCACTTCTGGTGCTTATAGCGACCTGTCTGGCACACCTACTCTTGCTGCTGTTGCCACCTCTGGTGCCTACAGCGATTTGTCTGGCACACCAACAATCAGCACATTCGGTGCATCTCTGATTGATGATACATCTGCATCTGCTGCTCGCACCACTCTGGGTCTTGGCACCGCTGCTACTACAAACAGCACTGCATATGCAACTGCTGCTCAGGGCACCACTGCCGATACTAATGATGCTGACATTGATGACATCTATACTGCCCTCAATGCAATTGGTAATGATCCTAGTGTTACAACAGTCGCTCAACTCAAGGCTGCTCTCGCTGCTCTCACTCGCTGATAACTAATGGCATCTCCAACATCTAAAGCAGAACTCAAAGAATACTGCCTCCGTAGACTGGGTAAACCAGTCTTAGAGATCAACGTATCCGATGATCAAGTCGATGATGCGATCGACTATACGATCCAGAAGTTTCAGCAATTTCATTACGAAGGTGCTGAGCGTGTCTACCTGAAGCATCAGATTACTCAGGATGTTATCGATCGTGCTAAGGGCACAAATGATACGTCTAGTGTTTCTAAAGCAGGTAACGATACTTGGAAAGAGGGTAACGGATATATTGAAGTGCCTGACCACATTACTGCCATTGAGGGTCTCTTCTCCTTTACGGACAAGGGCACTCGCAATATGTTTGATATTAGATATCAGATGCGTCTGAATGATCTATATGATTTTACTTCGACTCAGTTTTATCACTACTATATGATCCAGCAGCACCTGGAGACTATTGATTTTATTCTCGAAGGTATCAAACCAGTTAGATATTCCCAAGTGCAAGATCGTTTATATCTTGACTTTGACTGGACTGCAGATGCACTGGTTGATCAATATATTGTTATCAAGTGTTGGCGTGCTCTCGACCCTAATACTTGGACTGAGATCTATAATCAGATGTGGGTCAAAGACTATGCCACTGCAAAGATCAAGAAGCAGTGGGGTCAAAATCTTACCAAGTTTTCTGGTGTGCAAATGCCTGGTGGCGTCACTCTGAATGGTGAGATGATTTATAATGATGCTGTTGAGGAGTTAAAGATCCTTGACGAGCAACTTCGCACAACATGGGAAACACCTCCTCTGGACATGATAGGCTGATATGGCACTCAATCCTTACTTCACTCAAGGCACTACAGGTGAGCAGGACCTTACAGAGTCCCTGGTCATCGAGCAGATCAAGATGTTTGGGAAGAATATCTATTATATTCCCAGGACTCTAGTAAAAGAAGATTCTATATTTGGGGAGGACACCCTCTCAAGATTCGATGGCGCTTTTGAGATTGAAGCGTATGTTGAGGATGCTGGCGGTTTCCGTGGAGACGGAGACATGTTTAGTAAGTTTGGTGTGAGGATCTCTGATCAAGTAACCTTTATTATATCTCGCACAAGATTTACTGAAGCAGTCGATGATAATGCTACGTTGATTGTTGAGGGTCGCCCTAATGAAGGTGACCTCGTGCATTTCCCTTTGGCAGGTAAAACATTTGAGATTCAATTTGTAGAGCACGAAATCCCATTCTTCCAACTTGGTAAGATTCATACTTGGGGTCTTCGCTGTGAGCTCTTTGAATACAGTGATGAGGATATTGACACTGGTATTGCTGAGGTTGATGCTATTCAGACAAACTTTGCTGCATCTATCAAACTCGTTATGGATCCTGGTGGCACAGGAGACTTCGTTGTTGGTGAAGAGATTGTTGGAGATCTTTACAGGGCATTCGCAACCTCCACACTTACTGGAGATGCAGTTACTGCAGTGACTATTACCGATGGTGGAAACCACTACAACAGTGCCATTCCTCCCACGGTCACATTCTCTGCACCTACAACTGGCACAACCGCAACAGGCACTGCTGTAGTTAATGCCAGTGGTCTTGTTACTTCTATAACTATCACTAATGGTGGTAGTGGATACACATCAGCACCAACTATTACTATTGATTACTCTCCTAAGGATAACCGAGCAGAGGTCAAGTCTTGGAGTAATGTTACTAGAGAATTGCATGTGCTTAATCGCACAGGCACCTTCAATACTGCCGAAACCATTAGGGGTCTTACCTCTGGTGCTCTTTGGAGTCCTGAGACGTATAACACGCTAAATAATACGAATCTAAGTGATACTGTCGATCAAAATTATATTTTTGAGACCGAGGCAGATGATATCCTAGACTTCACGGAAACAAATCCATTTGGCGAGTTTGGTAACGCACAGTAATGCTAGGATCCTATTCATACCACGAGATAATCAAGAAGACAGTCGTTGCCTTTGGCACACTGTTTAATAACATCGAGCTTAGACGCACGGCTGGTGATAAGACAGAAGTGATGAAAGTGCCGTTGGCATATGGTCCTAAGCAGAAGTTTTTGGCACGTCTTCGTCAGGTTGGAGATCTGACTGAAAAGGACCAAACACAAATTACTCTCCCTAGAATCTCTTTTGAGATTAACGGGATTGCATATGATCCTTCACGAAAACTCTCTCCCACATCCTATATTCGTCATACGACGGACTCGACTCGTACTGGATTTATGCCAGTCCCATACAACATCAATTTTGAGTTGTCTATTCTGTCTAAGAATCAGGATGATGCCCTACAAATTCTTGAGCAAATTCTTCCTTATTTTCAACCAAACTTCAACCTCACAATGAATCTAATTCCTGAGCTTGGAGAGAAACGTGACTATCCAGTAACTCTTCAGTCTGTGGAATACAGCGATGAGTATGAGGGTGACTATGATACCAGACGCACACTGATATATACTTTACAGTTTCAAGCCAAAACATATCTCTACGGTCCTGTCCAAGACAAGAGTGGAGAGCTTATCCGCGAGGTCATCGTGGATTATGCAACCGAGGCAAGAATCACTGCTCCAAGAGAGGTGCGTTACACTGTTAAACCCGATCCTCTGGATGCAGACCCAGATGATAACTTCGGATTCAATGAACTCTATAGTGAATTTACAGATGGACTCTCAAGAAACCCAGTCACAGGAATTGACGAATAAGTTTATGAAGTTTGAGGGTATCGAAGATGCCCTTGATGTTGAAACTGATATCGTTAAGGAAGAAAAAAAAGAAATACAAAAGGTAGAAGAATTTACTGCCTCAACCAAGGAGCAGTTAAAGAAAGACTACGAGTATACTCGTGGGAATCTATATTCTCTGATCGAGAAAGGTCAGGAAGCAGTAGATGGTATCTTGGAATTAGCACAGGAATCTGACCAACCTCGTGCTTATGAGGTTGCTGGTCAGTTAATCAAGCACGTTGGTGACGTTGCTGACAAACTTGTAGATCTTCAAAAGAAGGTCGCTGAGATTGAGAATCCCAAGAAAACCAAAGAGGTCAACACTACAAACAATACTATGTTTGTGGGTAGCACAGCAGATCTCGCCAAGTTTCTAAAACAACAACGCGATAAATAGTACAGAAGAAATCTAACTGAGTGCCATGTCATCGAATGTAACAACACCCGTGCAGGATTTGGGTAGTCTCACAGATAATAGTGATACTCCTCAAACAACTGCTGCATATACAGTGAAAACTGGATTATACAGATTTATCAATGTTGATTCGCATAGCAATCACTTTGCATGGGGTGGTGCTCCTGATGTAACGACGGATATGGTGATCCATATGCCTGTCAATGGTGCTGAAATCTTCAAACTTGCCAAACCCAAGAAAGCAAACATCATTGCTGCTACTGCTGCTAATCCCTGTGTCCTGACTGTTGGTGGCGGTGGCACTCCTGCTCATCCCTTCGTAGTCGGTGATTATGTTACCATCACTGGTGGTGATACTGCTGCTTACAACGTAACTCATGCTGAGGTTACTGCTGTAACTGACACAACTATCACCATTGCCTCCGACCAGTCTGCTAGTGCTGCGTTTGCAGGTGCCGCTACTGTTGCTAACAGCATCAAGATTCAGGCAAAGGGTGATACCAGTAATGGCATGACCATGTATATCAACGAAGTCCAAGTACAGGGTTGATGACATGCCTGCCGTCTCGAAAAAACAGCAGCGTTTCTTCGGGATGGTCCGAGCTGCTCAGAAAGGTGAGGGAGCGTCATCGCCTGAGGTTGCCAAAGTTGCTGCCAGCATAAAAAAGAAAGACGCCAAAGATTTTGCTTCCACCAAACACAAAGGACTACCAATGAAAAAGGAAGAATATGATCTCGAAGAGGGTATGTCCCTCAAAGACTTCAAAGCAAACCGCAGAAAACTCAAGCGTAGAGAAGCCTCTGCCGATGCCAAGAAGAGAGGGCACGTTGGTAAGGAATGGTATAACAGTGGTAGGACCTATTCTCCTGATGAAGCGAAGTTTGGTCGTGCAAATATGCAAGATCATGAAAGAAGCACAAGAAAGCGTAGTGCTATAGATCCTGAGGCTGAGGATGATAACTACTCAGCAGATAAGACCAAAAACCCTAAGAAACTCCGCAAGCAAAAGGCAATGGGTGAATCAATGATTAACGAAGAAGATTACGATCGCATGAAAGACCGCCGCATGGAGCGTGGTGGAGTTGATGGAAACAATCGTTACGATCGCCCCCCTGCAAAGAAACTGAGCAATGCTGAGCTCGGTATCAAACCTGCGAAGAAGAGTGGTCAGTCTGCTCTTGACATCGTTAAGGGTCAGATTCGTGCCAAGTATGGCGACAAAGCAATCATTGACACCAAAAAGAATAAGGCAAACGAAGGTTATGCCCCTGGTGATGTAGATCAGAAGGTTGGTGCTGTCACTGCTATTCCTAAGGATGAGCGTGATGCTGCTAAAGAAAGACTTCTGAAGAAGGCAGCAGCAAAGCGTGCAGCACTTAAAAAGGAAGAAGTCATCCATGAGGATGAGTATCGCAAACTGATGGCACAGGAGCGCAAAGCAGAGAAGGAAAAGGAAGCAAAGCGTGCAGGTCGTAAGAGCATCAATCCTGGTAAGCAAGCTGCAAGTATCGGTAAAGATTACGCAAACAGTCAAATGAATTTTCATAGAAAAGTAACTGGTAAGACCACCACAACTGAAGAAATTAAGTTTGCTGGTAACTACCAGGGTCCCCTGTATGCACCCCATCCCGACCTGGCCGAAGCAGCCAACAGAGCAGAATATGAGAAGATTGCGAAAGAACCTGCTCCTAAGGATGATAAGAAAGTAGCATATTCTTTCAAGGACAATAAGGACAGACAGAGAGATCTCAAAAAACTAGCAAGATTGGTCAGACATGCTGACGGTCAGAGGAGAAATCCTGCAATGTATAACTCTTTTGAACCAGAAGGTGAGCAGATCAATGAGCGTGGTGACTTCTGGCATCCCGATCCCGAGAAGGATCGCAAACTGGGTGGTCCTGGTGCTAACCAGCGTGCTCGTGAAGATCGTGCTGATGCCGCTAAACCCAAGAAGGATTACAGCAAGACAACCAAGCCTGGTGAATCCTACATGGATTATGCCAAGCGTAAGAAAGCAGAGGCATCGAAGAGGACCACCAAGTATTCTCCTGAGTTGCAGAAGCGTATCGATGCTGCTAAAGCAAAGAAGAAAGAAGGTATCGTCGGTAAGATCGCTCGTAAGATTGGTCTGAAGAAAGAAGATTGTCAGAAGACCTATCGTGAGTTTATTGCAGAAGGCAACCGCACTGGTCGCATGATGCAAAAGTCCAAGACTCAAGTTACTGGTCACATTTCTGCTGACCGTGGAGATGACGAGAAGAAGAATCGTGAGGGTCGTAAGGGTCTTGAGAAGGACCTTAAGAAGCACGGTATCGGTCACAAGAAAGGTGTGGGCGAGTATAAGTATGGCAGTGGTGAAACTGGTCGTGAGGTTTCCTATCAGACATCAAAACCTGATAAGATGTCTAAGCGTAGATTTGGTAAAGTAATGCGTCGTCTGGGACGCAAGCATGGGCAAGAATCTGTGATCACCAAAGATAAAGACAAACCAGCAAAACTGCACTATACTGAGAAAGGTAGCAAGGCAAAGTCTGACTCTATTGGTAAGACTAAGGCTGGCAAGCATCCCGAAGGTTACGGTGAAACATCTGGCACCAAGGTGAGAGGCGGCAAACTTCCAAAGAAAACCACTAAAGGAGCGTATCATTATGGCTGAGTTGTATGACAAGGATAAATTCAAGTGTAAGTATTGTGGAGTGACCCCTCCCAAGGGACATTGGCGTCCTACGACGTGGTTGGAAAAGCACGAAGCAAACTGTCCAAATAAGACTAAACCCCAATGAAAAGTTTCAGACAGTACATTTCAGAAAAGCAAGATTGCCCAGAAGGCACCTCTTGGTGTACTAAGTGCAAACGTTGCAAAGAAGTCCCCTGTGGGAAGGAGATGAAGGTTGAGGAAGGTGCTGCCTGGACTAAGAAGGAAGGGCAGAATAAAGAAGGTGGTCTCAATGAGAAGGGACGCAAGTCCTATGAAGCAGAGAATCCTGGTAGTGATCTGAAAGCACCTCAACCCAAAGGTGGTCCTCGCAAGAAATCCTTCTGTGCTCGTATGTCAGGAATGAAAAACAAATTGACTAGCAAGAAAACTGCTAATGATCCAGACTCACGCATCAACAAGTCACTCAGAGCCTGGAATTGCTAATTTAATAATTTCTTCTGATGTCTTACATCAGTCTTAAGAATGTCTCATTTTAGTAAATAGTGGTATACTGTAAGTAACGGCTTGATACCAATGCTGGCATTTTACTTAATGGTTGTCATCCTACTCTGCATGATTTGGTATGCTGGGTATGAGGGAACCATGCGTGTGTTTACCTACCTAGATTTACAACTACGCTATTTCGGTATCAAAGTCCAGATGTGGAGAATGAAGAGACAGTTGGAAAAGCAACTAGATCTTCCACCCACTGACTTTTCTTCCATATTTGAGGAAATCAGAAATGACAAATAAAGAGCTGTCCGATCTTTCCCTGGAAAGAAAGGAATGCCCGAAGTGTGGTGCCACTTGGTTAAACGGAGAGCACCGATGGATTGGGACTGGCAAGAAAGGATCTGAGTTAGATCTTGCAGGTCTCGTATGTAATAAACTTGGTGATGATACCTGTATCAATCCTTGCAGGGGTCAAGATGGTGGTGACACCTGGGAGAAACGGTTAGGGGATCTTGACAGTAAGTCTTTCCCAGAAGGTATTGAGACCTAAATACTGGCAGTTACATACCACCCGTAATGGAACACTTGCTTGGATGGGCACTTGCTATCGTAGCAGTGCCTTTTGTCATAACGACCATCTATTTTGGCGCTAGGAGAGGTGGGTATTATGACACCGAACAGTATAAGGGAAATGGCACCGCACACTAGGCAGCGATTTCATTTCGCAGCATCATCTTTTTCCAGAATGTTTGGTGTTGATAAGGTTACCCCAGAGATGCTGGACTTTTGTGTCGGGTGGGCAGAGCAAACAATGCCTGCCCCACTAGAAGGGTTGACTGAAGTGGACATTTACTTTAGAAGGTTATGGACCATGCGACTATCATACAGTTAGGCATACTCACTTTCATGTGTATGTTTGGCATATTTTTATTTTTGATTTCTATTCTGTCAGACATATGATGCACGAATTGGGACATATTGCACGAGTCGTAATGGAGAGTCCCGTCGCTCTAGGAGTTATGGGATTCTCTTTGGTGTTTATTCCTATTTTAGGTATGTGGGCTGTGCATAAATATGGATGGGAACATTGGGAACCCTTTGCGAGAAAGCACAAATGAATCCAGTCATATTAGTAGGGTGTTTCACACCTCTAATTATTTTATTCATTGTGATGAAACTAGCGGTTTGGATTGAAGCGGTAAATGCCGAGACCGATTATGTCGAAAGAGAATCCAGAAAACCACACGGACCCTATGTGGCAAATGCATATGCAGATGTTGACGAGGAGGATGAGGAATATGGAGATCGCACAGACTATCGATGATGCTCTGTTTGAGTGGTATTCTGAAAGGGGTCTAGACGTGCCCGACTGGAGAATCAGAAAAGATCCACAATGGTGGACTGATTATCTTATCAGTTTAGGTTTAGATCCAAAGAATCCATGAACTTATTACTCCGTCCACTCAATGATGTTAATGACGTGACATGGAGTATCATCCTTTGCATGGTGATATTACTTGCTGGTGTTTTGTATTATGTCGCCTATATACTAAGACTAGCATTTAAGGAGATGCAGGAAGATGGCCAAGTCCGCAAACAAGGGCAAGAAGGGTCAATCGAAGCAGAATCAAGGCAATGCGACTGCGAAGAAAGCTAAAAACGGAGGCAAGAAAAAGTAATGGGAGCAATGACACCACCTAGCAGGAAGTCCTGCTACAATTTTCGTGTGACCACTATTGATAGAGTATTAGATGGCGATACCATTGATGTCACGATCGACTTGGGTTTCGATCTTTACAAGAAAGAAAGAGTCCGAGTTGCAGGAGTTGATACCCCCGAAAAGCGAACTAAGGATGATGAAGAGAAGGCTCTGGGTTACGATGCCACAAACTGGCTTAAGGAGAAGCTTGAAGGTGCTATCGCTGGCGATGATGACCTTGTTATTAGGACTGAGCTTGTTGGCGGTGTTGGTAAATACGGTAGACTTCTCGGATGGTTATACATTGGAGTTGCTGAAGATTCTCTTAATGAGCAGATGATCAAAGAGGGGTATGCCTGGGCATATGATGGTGGCACCAAACAGAAGGACTTTGAAGAGTTGCGTGAAATCCGCAGACAGCATGGAACATTAGTATGATTAGTACACTATTTGTTTTTGGTTTTACTTTACTGTTGTGTTGGGGAATGGAAGCAACATTCCCAACTGGCACTAAAGGTATTAAAAGGTATTGAGTAATGCAACCAACTGACATTTATCTTGGTAATCCTAATCTAAAGAAGGCAAATATTGCTCAGAATTTTACACCTGAGCAAGTTGAAGAGTTTGTCAAGTGTAGTCAGGATCCAGTGTATTTTATTAAAAACTACATTCAGATCATCTCTCTTGACAAAGGTCTCATTCCTTTTGAATTGTATCCATTCCAAGCGGATATGGTTACCAAGTTTCATGAGAATCGATTCAACATTGCCAAACTACCACGACAGTCAGGTAAGTCCACTGTGGTTACTGCCTACCTGTTGTGGTATTCGCTGTTCAACGATAACGTAAATATTGCCATCCTTGCTAACAAGGCAGCGACGGCAAGGGAAATGCTTCAACGTTTGCAATTATCCTATGAAAACCTCCCCAAGTGGATGCAGCAAGGAGTCGTCAACTGGAACCGAGGTAGTTTGGAATTGGAGAATGGAAGTAAGATCATGGCTGCATCTACTTCCGCTTCTGCTGTCAGGGGCATGTCTTTTAATATCATTTTTCTGGACGAATTCGCGTTCATTCCGACTCACATTGCTGACGAGTTCTTTAGCTCTGTGTATCCTACTATCTCTTCTGGTAAATCAACCAAGGTGATTATCATCTCCACGCCCAAGGGGATGAATATGTTTTACAAACTCTGGCATGATGCAGAGTTGGGTCGTAATGAATATGTCACCACAGATGTTCACTGGTCTGAGGTGCCTGGTAGAGATGAAGACTGGAAGGAGCAGACGATACGAAACACGTCTCCTGAGCAGTTTAACCAAGAGTTTGAGTGTGAGTTTCTTGGATCTGCAAACACTCTGATTGCACCAAGCAAACTCAAGACACTTGTGTATGAGGAGCCAAAGGAGTCTCATGCTGGACTTGATATTTGGAAAGACCCTGAGCCAGAGCATCAATATGTGATGACGGTTGACGTTGCACGGGGTCTGACTAAGGACTATTCAGCGTTTGTCGTTGTTGATACGACAACCATTCCATATGAGATCGTTGCTAAATACAGAAACAACTCAATCAAACCACTTCTATTTCCAAACGTAATCCATCAGGTCGCTTGCAATTACAACCATGCTTATATAATGGTTGAGGTGAATGACATCGGTGGACAGGTGGCAGACATCCTTCAATTTGACTTAGAGTATGATAATCTCCTCATGTGCGCCATGAGGGGAAGGGCAGGACAAGTTGTTGGGCAAGGATTCTCGGGCACTAAGACTCAACTTGGAGTCAAGATGAGTGTTACCGTTAAGAAGTCTGGTTGCTCAAACCTCAAACAGTTGATTGAGGGGGATAAACTTTTATTCAATGACTACGACATTATTGCTGAGTTGACCACCTTTATCCAAAGGGGTCCAGCGTGGGAAGCAGAAGAGGGATGTAATGATGACCTTGCAATGTGTCTGGTTATCTTTTCTTGGGTTGCACTAACGGATTATTTTAAGGAGCTGCACGATGCTGATGTGAGGCAGCGTTTATACCTTGACCAGAAGGAGCAAATCGAAGCCGATATGGCACCCTTTGGATTTGTTGATGATGGACTTGTCGCTACAGAGACGTTTGTCGATAAGGATGGTGATGTCTGGCGCACAGATGAATATGGTGATATGTCGTACATGTGGGACTATAGATAGTGGACCTAGAAGACCAATTTGGACTTGAGCATTTACTCCTCACACAGAGGAGATGTCGGTCCTGTGGCAAGGTCAAAGATTTAATGGATGAGTTTTATTTGACTCGAAAGAATAGAAGTGCTTTGTCATCATATTCATACGAATGTAAAGTCTGCACGATCAAACGGATAGTAAAGGGCAGAAAGCAGGATACGACTGGATGGACCTACCCCGACTGGTAATGTTCATGCATGGCTTCCCCACTGAAAAAAGTCTTTTTGCTAAATATTTGTAGCATCCGAAATTGACCACTCAGGAGACTTACAGATGGCATCAACGCAACAATCCCCAGGCGTTGTCGTTCTAGAGAGAGACCTAACTAACGTAGTTAATGCAACAATTGATAATGTTGCCGCTATCGTTGGTTCCTTTGAAAAAGGTCCTGTCGAGCAACTGACAACCATTACTTCCGAGAAAGAGCTTCTTGCTATTTTCGGTCGTCCTAACGATTCTAACTACGAATACTGGTTCTGCGCCGCCCAGTATCTGCTCTATGGCGGCACCCTTAGGGTCGTCCGTGCCTTGAGCAACTCCCTCAAGAATGCTATCGACACTGCACAGTTTGTCGATGCTACTCTGAGCGCCACTGATACCACCGTCACAGTTGTTTCTTCGACTGACTTTGACGTGCTGGATCTGCTTTTGGTTGACTCTGAATTGATGACCGTTGCCTCTGTTAGTGGTAACGACGTGGTGGTTTCTCGTGGTCAACTTCAAACCGCTGCAGTGTCTCACTCTCCTGGATCTTCGGTTACCCTGATCGAAGCTGCTGGATCTGCTTCTACAGTGAATGAGGGTCAAACCTTCACCGACGCCGATCTGACGCTGACTGTTGCTTCTGCTGCTACTCTTAATGCTGGCACCAACAGCTACATCAGAATTGATAACGAGATCCTTCAGGTTACCGCTGTTGCTGGTAATGACCTGACCGTGACTCGCGGTGTCCTGGGCACTACCAAGGCTGCACACACCGATGGATCTGCTGTCGATCTTCTGACTGTTACTAGCGCCAAGACAACTCTTAACGAGCAAACCGCTACTGGTATTACTCCTCCCCTGATCAAGAATCTGGATGAGTATGAGAATAACGTTAAGGACGCTGCTAACAACTGGAAGTTTGCCGCTAAGACTCCTGGTAAGTATGGCAACTCTCTGCGTGTGGTTATGACCGACGCAGGTGCCGATCAGGTGCTGCATCTGGCTCAACCTACATCTGCTGAGTGGGAATTCTCCACTGGCGGTGAGGTTGCTTACTCTGCTGCTAACATCTACGCTAAGACCTATTCTTATACTGTTATCCTGACCCTTAAGGATGACTCCACTCTGCTGGGATCCTGGTCCGCTGATAACTTCTTCACTGCCAATGCAGGTAACGTGACAGGTCGCGTTGTTGCTTATGATAGCAAGAATCGCAAAGTGGAAATCACCATTGACACATCTTCTTCTGATGTGTTTGAAGTGGGTGATTCTGTGAGTGAGCTTGCTAACACCAACGATGCTCCTGGTAGCGCCACTGGCACCTCTGCTGAGATTTCTCACATCTCTCGTGAGCTGAGAGTTTCTCTGAATCCTCTGTCTCCCAAATTCCAAGCAAACCAGACTGTTAGCGATGACAACGTTGCTACCGTTTCCCTGGTTGCCGTTGCTGATGACTATGAGTCTCGCCAATATGGTGATGGTGAGAAGTGGATCAACATCGCTCCTCGTCCTGGCACCTCTGCTTGGGCAGAAGATCGTGGTGGCACCCGCGACCTCCTTCACATCCTCGTGATTGATGGTGACGGCGCTTTGACTGGCGTCCCTGGTGCTCTGCTTGAGAAATTCACCAACCTGTCCAAGGGTGTTGACGCTAAGTCTCCCCAAGGCGACACACTCTACTATGTGGATGTGCTGATGAATCAGTCCCAGTATATCTACTGGGGTGAGCATGAGACTGCTTCCATCTTCGATCGCTCCCAGACCGCTAACGGTTCTTGGGGTCTGAGCGTCACCAACCGTGACTTTGACCTGATCAAGAATACTGCTTCTCTCTATAGTGCAGACGACACTTCTGGTCTGGATCCTAAGTCCTCCAAGATGGTTGGCACCAAGAACAATGCAACCGTGAAGTATCACCTTAAAGGTGGTGTTGATGGTTACACTGTGGACCGTCCTTCCCTGCTTGCAGGTTATGACCTCTTTAGCGATCCTGAGACCGAAGAGATCGATTATGTGCTGATGGGTCCTGGCATGAGCAACATTGGCGACACTGTTGCTAAGGCACAAAAGGTTATCGATATTGCCGCAACCCGTAAGGACTGCATGGCATTCGTTTCTCCTTTCCGTGCTGACATCATTGGTCAGGCAAACACAACCACAATTGTTGATCGCACGATCTCCTTCTTCGATCAACTGAGCAGCTCTTCCTATGCTGTCTTCGACAACAACTACAAGTACATCTACGACAAGTATAACGACAAGTATCGTTACATCCCCTGCAACGCTGACGTTGCTGGTCTTGTCCTGAGCACTTCTATCAACCAAGAGCCCTGGTATTCCCCTGCTGGTTTCACCAGAGGTCAACTTCGCAACGCTGTGAAGCTTGCCTACTCCCCCCTGAAGGACCATAGAGATCGCCTCTATTCTGCCCGTGTTAACCCCATCGTGGCATTCCCTGGCGAAGGTATCGTCCTCTTCGGTGACAAGACTGCTCTTGCACACTCTTCTGCTTTTGACAGAATTAACGTGCGTCGCCTCTTCCTCGTGATCGAGGCTGCTATCGCTCAAGCTGCTAAGAGCCAGTTGTTTGAATTGAATGATGAGTTTACTCGTCAGGCATTCAAGAATATTGTTGATCCTTACATGCGCTCTGTCCAGTCCCGCCGTGGTGTGACTGACTTCCTGGTCGTGTGTGATGGCACCAACAACACCTCCGAGTCTATTGACCGTGGTGAATTCTATGCTGAGATCTTTGTGAAGCCCACAAGATCCATCAACTTCATCACCCTCACCTTCACTGCTACCAGAACTGGTGCCAGCTTCAATGAGGTTGTCAACTAATTTGTAATTCTTTAGGGGAGGGAAACCTCCCCTTGCCCACTCGTGCTACGACTTCGTAGTCAATTATCCAAATAGGAGTTACTAAAAATGCCTAACAACGTTGAAGGGGGGAGTATCTATACTCCTATTTTCGATTTTAGAAATAGAATTGGAGACCTCGCCCGCCCTAACCAATTCCAAGTTGAGTTGGTTTTCCCTCAAGGACTTGACACTGCCTCTGTTGGTGGTGCCACAGGTCAGCAAAACAATAGAGAAGAAGAAGCTTCTCGCAACTCTGGTGGTAGTGAGTCCCTCGCCACTCTTCTCGTCAAAGCAGCAAACATCCCTGCTTCGACAGTGGGTGTTGTTGAAGTGCCCTACCGTGGTCGCACCCTTAAGATCGCTGGTGACCGCACATTCGAGCCTTGGACTGTTACCGTCCTCAATGATGCCAACTTTGCAGTCCGTGCAAGACTTGAGGCATGGTCTACTAGAATCCAAGCTCTGCAACAAAACAAGCAAGAGTATGGATCTCCCTCTGAGTATCAAACCAACGCTATCGTGCGTCAGTATGATCGTCAGGGCACCCAGACCCGTGCTTATCAATTCCAAGGTATTTGGCCAAGCAACATCAGTGCGATTGACCTCGCCTGGGACAGCAACGATACTGCCGAGGAATATACTGTTGAATTCCAGGTCCAGTACTGGACGTATACTGATGATGTGAACGCTGCTAACCACCAAGGCGGCGCTTGATCAAAGGGGAATGATCTGATATAATAAATAATAAAAACAGCGATAGACAGTTAAATGTCACAGTTATTTGGTTATTCCCTTGAAAGAAAGAAGGGCTCTTCACAAAAGGGTCCTTCTTTTGTGCGTAAAGACTCGGAAGACGCAGCAGAACCTATAGTTGCTGGTGGGTATTTTGGTCAATACGTTGACTTTGGGGATAAGGAAGCAGCAAAAGGCACAGAGCAAGATCTGATCGGTAGATACCGAGAGATGTCTCTGCACCCAGAATGCGATTCTGCCATTAACGATATTGTTAACGAAGCTATTGCTGGTGAGTTGGACGATCATCCTGTAGACATTGAGTTGTCTAACTTGAAAGTCCCTGAGTCTGTAAAGAAAAGAATTAGAGAAGAGTTTGAGAATGTGCTTTCTCTTCTCGATTTTGATAGAAGATGCTATGACATCTTCCGTCGTTGGTATATCGACGGTCGTCTCTTCTATCATAAGATGATTAACCCAGATGATCCTTCTGAGGGCATCACAGAAATTCGCTATATAGATCCTAGGAAGATCAAGAAGGTTGTCGAATACGATAAACCTAACAAGGATAGACTTATCAATCCTGGTGATCCGAATACAGCAACTCTCGTCCCCAAGAGCATTGAATATTACATCTATGCTCCCCAGGGACTGAGATCAAACGATGGTAAAGGTATTAGGGTTGCACCTGATGCAATCACCTTTGTCCACTCGGGTAAGTTGGATATGAATCGCAATATCGTTTTGTCGCACATGCACAAAGCGATTAAGGCACTTAACCAACTTCGCATGATCGAAGACTCTCTGGTCATTTATCGTCTGTCCAGAGCACCTGAGCGTCGTATTTTCTACATCGACGTGGGTAATCTGCCTAAACAAAAGGCAGAGCAATACCTTAGAGAGGTGATGAGTCGCTACCGTAACAAACTTGTTTACAACGCTGATACGGGAGAGATTCGTGACGATAAGAAATTCATGTCAATGTTGGAAGACTTTTGGCTTCCGAGACGCGAGGGAGGGCGCGGCACTGAAATTTCTACCCTACCTGGCGGGCAAAACCTTGGAGAGTTGGAAGATGTTAAATACTTCCAAAAGAAACTCTATCGTGCTCTGAATGTCCCTGAGTCACGATTGGAATCCGATAACACATTTAACGTTGGTCGTAGTGCAGAAATCACTAGAGACGAAGTTAAATTTCAGAAGTTTATCGTCAGACTGAGAAAGCGTTTTAGTGATCTCTTCAACGATCTTCTGAAGACTCAACTTGTCCTTAGGGGTGTCATCACCCTTGAGGATTGGGATGAGATGAAGGAGCATATCCAATACGATTTCGTTGCGGATAACTACTTCAGCGAATTAAAAGAGAAGGAGCTGCTCAATGAGCGTATGGCACTTCTCGCACAGATGGATCCTTACGCTGGCAAATACTTTTCACTGGAGTATCTGCGTCGTCAAATTCTACGTCAGACTGACAATGAGTTTAACGAGATCGATAAGCAGATGCAAAGTGAGATTGCCGAGGGTAAACTTCTAGATCCTATGGTGATGCAGCAGATGGAGCAGGAGCAAATGGCTATGTCATTGCAACCCCCTGAGCCCGATCCTGCGGAGCAAGGCATCAGTGATGCGGATTACAAAAAAGGAAACATCTAAATAGTAGTATTAGTATCTTATTGTTATGCCTACCCAAGCAGCTCTTGATATTGTGAATGCACTTTTCGCTGGTCAAAAAGACCTTAGCGATTATGTGGCACAAGGTATGTCGGATGCAGCAATGTCTGCAATTGACGCCAAAAAAGTGGAGGTTGGAAAATCTTTCATGGCATCCCAAGAAGAGGATGATGAGGAAGAAGAAGAAACTCCAGAAGTCGAAACAGAGCAACCAGAATCCGAAGAGGAAACAGACGATGAAACTGATTAGAGAAGAAATCGAAACAGCGAAAGTTGTAATCACCGAAGGTAAGAATGGCAAGAAGAGCCATTTTATCGAGGGTGTCTTCCTGCAGGGTGCGATCAAGAATCGCAACGGTCGTATGTATCCTATCGAAACTCTGGATAGGGAAGTAGCAAAATACAACGAGAGCTATATAACTAAAGGACGTGCGTTGGGTGAATTGGGTCATCCTGATGGTCCTACCATTAACCTTGACCGCGTGTCTCACCTTATTACATCCCTCAGAAAAGAGGGTAACAATTATGTAGGTAAAGCAAGACTTCTCGATACCCCTATGGGCAATATCGCTAAGTCGCTTCTTGACGAAGGTGTCAAACTCGGAGTTTCCTCCCGTGGTTTGGGATCTATTAGAGAAGAGCAAGGTTGCAAGATTGTCTGTGATGACTTTATGCTTGCCACCGCCGCAGATATCGTTGCTGATCCTTCTGCTCCCGATGCTTTCGTTAACGGGATCATGGAAGGAAAAGAGTGGGTCTATGCCAATGGTGCTGTCCACGAGCAAACGATTGAGCAAATCAAGAAACGAATTGATAATGCAAGCAGAATGCAACTCGAAGAGAGAAAGCTTTCCGCGTTTGCACAATTTCTTCAAAGTTTCTAATATATAAATAACTATAGCAAAACCGCCTTTTGTACCGCAGGAGACTACGATGTCCAAAGAGATTGAGAATCTGGAAGAAAACCAAGTGACGGCGAATGCCAAACCCGCAGATCCCCAGAAAAAACTGGAGAATGAAGGTTCTGCTCTCGGCGGCATCCAAGATCTTGGTGGTCCAACACCACAAAACAGCAAGCCCGATGACGACTCCAACAAGTATCGCGTCGTGAGCAAGTCCGCCTCAGCACCTACTACGAAGCCTTCCGATGCTTCTGCTAGTAAGCAAGATACACTGTCCAAGAAACCGACATTTGATCATGTCGAAGCTGAAGGCGAAACGATTGCTGAAGAGGAAGAGGAAGTCTCCAACATCATCGAAGTCGATCTGAGCGCCGATGTCGCTGCTCTGACCGAAGGCGAAGACCTCTCCGAAGAATTCAAAGAAAAGGCAGCGACCATCTTTGAAGCGGCGGTTGTCTCTAGACTCAATGAAGAGCTGGAGCGTATGCATGAGGACTATGCTAAAGTCCTCGCAGAAGAAATTGAAACTGTCAAGACCGAGCTCGCTGAGCAAGTCGATGAGTATCTCTCTTATGCTGTAACTAAGTGGATGCAAGATAACAATCTTGCTATCGAATCTGGCATTAAGACCGAGATGGCTGAAAACATTCTTGACGGAATCAAGCAAGTTTTCGTGGAGAATCATATTGATCTCCCCGAAGAAAAACTCGATCTGGTTGACGAGATGGCTCAACAACTGGATCGTATGGAAGATAAACTCAACGAGTCGATCGAAGAGAACATTGCTCTCTACCAATCGATTGGCGGTTATATTAAGAATGGGATTGTGAGCGAGCTTTCCGAGGGTCTGACTCTCACCCAGCGTGAGAAATTCCACTCCCTTGCTGAAGCAGTTGAGTTTGATAATGAAGAGACCTTCCGTGAGAAGGTGTCTACCCTCCGTGATTCCTACTTCTCCACAAAAATTGAGTCTAAGGAAATTTCCGAAGACATGGTGGTGGAGCAAAGTCAAGTAGTGACGGAATCGATGGATGCCTACGTTAAGGCTCTGTCCCGTTGGACTAAGTGATTCAACAGTAAACTAACATTTTTCCCTAAGGAGTAAAAGCAAATGTTCAATTCCGAGCATCTGCAGGAAAAGTGGTCCCCCATTCTTGAGCATTCCGATCTTAACCCGATTGGTGATACCTACAAGAAGGCAGTGACCGCCGTCCTGCTTGAGAACCAAGAAAAATTCATCCGTGAAGAGCGTGGCATCCTGACCGAAGCCGCTCCTACCATGAGTGCTGGTTCTAGCCCCGCTGGTTTCAGTGGTTCTGCCACAGCTACAGGTCCTGTTGCTGGTTTCGACCCCGTGCTGATCTCTCTGATCCGCCGCTCGATGCCTAAACTGATCGCCTATGATATCGCTGGCGTCCAACCGATGACTGGTCCTACTGGACTGATCTTCGCAATGCGCTCCCGCTATGGCACCGACCGCACC